CCGCTGTCTTTGATTTTACGATCCCAAAAGGTGACCAGGGAATTCAAGGAATTCAAGGAATTCAAGGAATTCAAGGGATACAAGGACCTTCGGGGACGTTATCCGTTGGTACGGTAACCACGGTGACGCATGCGAGTGGTGTGAGTGTTACCAATTCCGGGACATCTGAAAATGCGGTATTCAATTTCAATATTCCTGAAGGTCCGACTGGACAAGATGGAACTAATGGAACCAATGGAACCAATGGAACCAATGGAACCAATGGAACCAACTATTTCACGTTAAGTGGATCAAATATTTATAGGACTACGGGGAATGTGGGTATCGGGACGACGAATCCCTCGCAACTTTTTCATGTACATAGATATCTACCCACCACCAGTCACCATGTAATGGCGAGAATAGGCGGAGACACTTCTTCGTATAATACTCTCGTGTTTGGGTCAAAAGAGGGGAGGCCTCATATTGGAGGTCATCGAGGAGATTTTGGTACGTGGGCTGACCTATCACTTCAAGACGATGCTATGATTATACAACAGGGAGGAAATGTCGGGATTGGTACGACGAGTCCGGGTCAACCACTTGATGTTCAATATAATTCAGATTCCGGAATACGATCTAAAGGTACGGGTTATAACCATGCGAGTGTGTATATAGATGCCGGAACTGGGTACGGGTATCTAAGATTTCAACATTCAGGAACTGATAAATTTTGGATTCAATCTACACCGGCGGGTGATTTAGCGTTTAGGCCTAGCGGTGGTGGACATGTCATGGACATTTTAAATAACGGCAACGTCGGTGTAGGTTATGGAGCTCCCGCCCAGAGATTTGCGGTCAACGGTGACGCATGGATTAACACACAGCTATATGTAATGGGACATGTGGGGGTTGGGACAAACACACCATACGCGAAACTTCACGTCCAAGGAGGAACTGGTTATGTGTCTGGTAGTTTACGACGATACTTCAATTATAGTAGCCCAAGTTATCTGTATCAAAATGTAGACTATGCTACAACTGGAACTATGTCTATATATTGTGATAGCGCCATATGTACAAGCAGTTATTTCATAGCCGTAAGTGGTACGGTAAGTGCGAGTGATGAACGCATAAAGAAAGACATAGTTGATGTTGAAGATGATAAAGCTTTGAATATAATAAGACTACTCAAACCAAAAAAATATAGATATAAGGATGAGATTAACAGAGGCGTTGAGCCTGTTTGGGGTTTCATCGCCCAAGAAGTAAATGATATTCTCCCCGAAGCTATAAAAATAGGTGAAGAGTGTATCCCAAATATTTATGAGTTAGCGAACGTATCTACCTCTAATGTGATTACTTTTACAAACTTTGATACTTCTATCCTAGAAAGCAATGCTTCGGTATTGAAGGTGTTTGATGAGGATGATAATGAACATTTACTCACTATTGACCAGGTTATTGACGAGCATAGTATTCGTGTTAAAGAAGACCGCACAGAAAGTCAACTATTCATCTACGGGCAGAGAATAAATGATTTCCATCATATCCGAAAAGAAACAGTGTGGACGGTCGCCACGGCCGCCCTCCAAGAGGTGGACCGCCAACTCCAAACCACAAAAGAAGAACTCCAATCAGAAAAAGATAAAGTTGCCACGATGGAATTATTAGTTGCATCCCTCGTCAAACGTGTCGGAGATCTCGAAAATCTAGTGATTTAAAGAAAAAGCGCTTTCGTAAAGTACAAAATGTCTTGCATCGCCACTCTCAGGCCCGTCATTACCACCCCTATTCAATCCAGGAACAGGGTTAAGTCTCGCACTGTTCGCACCGTAGTACGGGCGACCAACGAGGGATCTCGTTTTGCGAAGATCGATCGCCCCAACGATTTTCTAGCGGTCGCGGAACGCGTCAATGGTCGTGCGGCTATGATTGGTTTCACCTCCGCCGTGGTCGATGAAGTCATGACTGGTAATTCCATCAGCACACAGTTCCACGACAATGTTGGACTCTCCATCGCCGTCGCATCCTTGGTTTTCCTTGGTACTGCAGCGAACCCCAAGGATGAGGGGTATGTTCAGGGGTTTTGGAAGCCCGAGACCGAACTCGTGAACGGTCGACTCGCGATGATCGGTATTGTATCACTTCTACTCACTGAGTCTCTTCATCCTCACGTTCCCTTATTTTAATGCTTAAAAAAATAAAACCGTAGTATAATATAAAACATGTCAGGTGGAATTGCGCAATTAGTGGCAATTGGAGCCCAGGATGCCCATATCGTTGGCCGACCCGAGGTCTCATTTTTCCGTTCTACCTATAAACGCCATACAAATTTTGCTCAGACCGTCGAGAAGCAGGTTATCCAGGGTAACCCCGTCGTGAACGGTATGTCGACCGTCCGTTTCGAGCGTAAGGGAGACCTTCTCGGGTATGTCTACATCACCAACCGTAACACCCCCGGTCTTCGTACTCCCGCGGGTTGGGAGGATGAAATTGCCAAGGTCGAATTATTAGTGGGGGGTCAGGTTATTGATACCCACGATTCCGTCTTTTCCCAGCGTCTCGCACCCCTTCTTCTCGGCCAGACGTACTCTAAGTCACACAAGGCCCTAAACAACGGCACCGGTACTTCCAAGATTTACCCTCTTCGATTCTCTTTCTGCGAGAATGCACAGTCTGCCCTTCCTTTAGTTGCTCTTCAGTACCACGATATTGAGCTTCGAATCACGTGGGGTACTGCTCTCGCCAGTGATGCGTACGAGGTTCATGCCCAGTTCATCTACCTCGACACCGATGAACGTACCACTCTCGCGTCGACCCCTCAGAACATGCTCATCACTCAGACACAGAAGGCTATTAAGTCTGATTCTGCTGTCCAGGAGCTTTCGTTCAACCATCCCATCAAGTTCCTCTGCTCGTACCGCACCGATGCCGCAGATTTCGTCGGTACCGCCGAAGCTAAGACGAAGCTTCAGATCAACGGTACCGATGTTGGTGATTCTAAGCTCGCGAACCCGCATTACACGTCGGGATCTCTCTATTACCACACACCGTTTGCCGATTTCAACGGTTCTCTCGATAACCATTTCCTTTACCCCTTCTGCCTGGACACCGCCAAGCTTCAGCCTACCGGTGAGCTTAACTTTTCCCGGGTTGACTCGGCTCGTCTCGTGACGGATAAGGGTACCTTCAAGTCTGACATTTACGCGGTCGGTTACAATATCATGCGTATAGAACAAGGCATGGGCGGATTAATGTATTCCAACTAAATTCCCATATAATATTAAATGTGGGTATTCCTTTTTCTCATAATTTTCGTTTTTATGATCACCTACGATCCTAAATCCGGAACACTTAATAAATATATTCCAGTAGACAATGCTCCGTGCAAGGATGCACATTATCAGGAGATCCAATTTGGACAACACGGATACCCGTGTCCAGAAGGTGAAAGCTCTAAAATGGGCGCCATTGTATCTACTTAAAAACAAAACACATTCTTAAATCACACATGTTGTTCGGTCTCGATCGTGATACGGCTATTATTACCGCCGTCGTTATTTGCGTTGTCGCAACAGCTTATTTATACAGGGAACTCAAGAAATCCAGGGAAGAAATTGGTCAGGTTAAGAGTTTTATCGAGCGTGAAGTTGAAGAGTCGCAGGCGTATATGAACGCCGCAGCCGCCTCAAATATGATGCCTCCACTGGAGACACCCACTCAAAAGATTGAGGTCATGGAAGAGGAGGAACCATCTATGGTTCCCGAAAAGCGCATTACGCGTTCGAGTGAGATGATTCAGCCCCAATAATCTTATCAGGTGATTGTAGAGGCTAATGTGCAATGAAAAAACATAAAGCTATTGCGATTCCTGTTACGTTTGCTGGTGAAACCCCCCGTTTTCTAACGGTGAGAGATAAAAGATTTAAAGAGTGGATTTTTGTCACGGGTGGATGCAGGCGGCGGGAAATATTTTGCCCTTTACGATGTGCACTAAGAGAATTAGAAGAAGAGACCAGAGGGGTCGTTTCGCTTAAAAATGGTGAGTATACGAGTTATTCATTTAACGTTAAAGAGGAGCCCGATGTAGAGCTAGAATACACGGTATTCGTATTCTTCGTGGACTATCCTAAAGCGGAACAACTCGAACTCATTCGCCGCTTTAATGAAGAGAAATACAAAATGCATACAAAAAAGATACACATGAAACGTACATACGATGAAAATGATTTTATGAGTTTTGATACTCTAGGAGAATTTAATCAACGTAGACGCTGGGAGCGAATAATAACAAACGTGCTAGAAAATCCAGAGTTTTATGCATGCGTGACTTCTCTTAATAGAAAAACCTTCTCTATAAAATAATGAAGTCGAAGAACTACATCCTTCAGCAAATCAAAGAAGTACTCATAGATAGAAAAGCTTACAGTGAAAGCAGGGCTGATAAATACCTCGAAGAAGTTAAGGATAAAACGGTATACGAACTCATGGTGTTAAAGAAAGAATTGAATTTGGAAAAAGAAGAGTTGAGGGATGTTTCTTGGAGAAGTTCCGTCTGGCGTGAAGAAGAGTATTAAAAAAGTAAGTATATAATCAAGTAAGTATGTTTAGATCTTGGTGTCAAAAACAAGGGTTTACCTTTAAAGAGGGCTCCAATCTATCACATGTGCTCATGGACGGTGGTCGTCTATCTGTTCCTTTTGATAGGTTGAATGATTTTTACAATATGTATGTAAAGTGTATAACAGAAGGTGAAAAGTTGTTTGTCGTCGAACAAAAAACGGATACGTTTAATTTTTTCGTGGATCTAGATTACAAGGACACTGAACAATTATCCTTCGAAAGGTTGGAAGAATATGTTCGAACGATTTGTGATCGAGTGACACATTATGGAGGAAAAGACGTACTCATATCTGTAGCTGAACCTAAACCTTCACGTGATAAAATCAAACACGGAATTCATATGAACTGGCCCAATTTCGTAGTTGATCACGGATCGGCTATGGCTCTTCATTCACATATCGCATCGTCTTTGTCTTTACTGTTTCCCGGAAAACCGTGGGACGATATAGTAGATACCGCTGTGTACGGTGGTGGGAGACGTAATGTAAAGGGAAGTGGGTTTCGTATGCCATGGTCTCATAAAAAAGCTAAACACGATGCATGCGAAGGACGTGGATGTGCATCGTGTGATAAAGGTAAAATAATCGAAGGTGAATATCGACCCGTGCTCATGTACTCACATGAAAATTCTTCACTCTCTCATATTCATAACCAAAAGCCGAGTCTAGAGATTATGCAAATGGCAACTCTTCGAACAGAAGTGACGACACCCGTTATTGTCCAGGGTTCGACACGCGTGGAAGGTGGATTTACCTTACGCGAAACGAAGAATGTCTTCTCGGATGAAAAGATCATACAAGATATTGAAGCGTTCGTACAAAAAAACTTAGAAGGTCAGGAAACGGCGCAAATAACGAAGGTGTACGAAGATAAGAATAATTACCTTGTATCTACCAACTCTAAATACTGTGAAAATATGCAGAGATCACATGCATCGAATCATGTATGGTTTAGAATCGAGGGTCACACGATCGCACAAAGATGTTTTTGTACATGTGAAACCATGCGAGGTAGACGGTTCGGATTTTGTAAAGATTTTTACGGACGGAAGCACCGTTTACCAGACACAGTTTTTAGAGAATTGTATAAAGATGGATACAAAGCAT